AGTTCTGCTTCATCTTCTAGTATTGACCATGTTACTTAAGCAACAGCACTAGACGACAAGGAACCAACTGATGCTCCTACGCCGAACACTTGGAGAGGAACCCGCAAAGGTTCAACCACAACCTCCACAACCTCTTCAACCCGCTCAACCTTTGGACGACGATACCAAGGATTCCCTCCACCTGGATACTGAGGAGGAGGTGGACTCGGTGCCGGATCAACCGTTGCCTGCGCCGAAGAAGTCAACCCGCCAAGCAAAGCCGAAGCCGTAACAACACCAGCAACATTGGCAACAGCATTCGATGACAATGCACCCAACGACGCTGAAGCAACAGCATTAACCCTGACCTGCGATGTTGCCGAACCAGCACCTGCACCCAAAGCAGCGTCAGCTGTAACCGTATGCGAAACCGTTGCACCAGCAGACGCAACAACACCACCCAACACCGCCTGAGCGGAAACCAGATTCAACACCGAAGACGAAGCCGAAGCCTCAACCCCACCCAACACCGCCCCAGCCGAAACCACATGCGACACCAACGCAACCGCCCCAGCCGTCAACCCGCCGAGCGGAGCAGAAGCGGTGACAGTTGTGGTGAACGTGAAGCCGTCTAACTTCGCAATCGAATCAAGCGTCGAGGTGTCAAGTTTGAAGGCGGGACTGAACCCACCTAAACCGAAGTCAGCGTCGTTGAGTTGTGACTGGTCAAGAATGAACCGCTCAACGGCCATCTAGGAACCTAGCTTGCGACAGTCAAGGAAACAGTTAGACCAGCAGACGAAATCGTGTAGGTGTCACCAGCTGTGTAAGCGTTGCCGGTGATGGTGCCAGAGAACAGGAAGTTCCCTGCGGTCTCATTATCCCAAGCGGTGAAGTGTGTTGCATCCTGTGATCCTGCGATGTTCGTCCACGAGACATCAGCATCCGAAGCGAGCGCACCATTTGATGCAGCAGCGAAGCTGACAGACTTCCGAGTTGTCTCAGTTGCAGCGTTACTAGTCCCGTTTGCACCAGGGTCGCCAACATGTAACTTGACATACGGTGTCGTAACCGAGAACGAGGTTGCGTTACCTAACGCATTCAACCAAGCGTTCGCCAAATATGCGGAAATACCTGTAGCCATTAGTCCTCAGTCCTCTCGATGATATTCAGAATGCGACCATGCTCATCCCGTTCAACGGTACGAATCGTTGGTTTGGATTCTGGGATGTTCACACGGACAACCGTTTCAGGAACATTGATGATCGGCGCAGGAATGTTGATCGCTGGAGGCGTATAGTTCATGATGGTTTGAGGCAGATTGATGTCCATGTTCTGCGACTTCACCTCATAAGCTGACTTCGGGTCTTCAGGATCAACAGAAGCTACAGGCTGCAACTGTGTTGACGGTAGACCTGTATGCGCAATCGAAGGAAGATTTAGCGATGCAAGAACGCCAGCAGGATCAAAGCCCGCCAGAATCAAACGCTGAGCAATCAAACTCTTACGGTCTAGCTCAGCCAAGTTCGCAGCATTGATGTCCACGTTCGCCAATGGCACACGATACGAGTCGCCACCCTCAACAGGTGACATGTCCTCAAGGCGATGAATGTCATTGATTGACAAGAAGCCTGACTGGATACCGGTGGAGAACGATGCGTACCGTGACGCTTGGTCACCACGCAACAACCCATCCACGTTGAACTTCATAAACGCACGACCATCAAGCAGACGTGAATATCCTTCTTCAATCTTTTCGATGTAAGGCCTCAACGTATGGGTCACATATTGGATGCCGTTCTGTTCAACGGAGGCATACGACATCGCCCCAGCCGTCGTCACCCCAAGCATCGAAGGAGGGACACGGAAGATGCGGGCAATCTCTTCAACAGCGAAACGACGTGACTCTAGGAACTGTGCAGAATCATTGTCAACGGTTGTCTTGGTGAACTTCGCTCCACCGAACAACACACCTGGACGATGCGAACGACGCAAACCCTTATGGCCTTCTTCAAACCCTGAGACCAAATCTTTAGCCTGCTCACGGGTTAGGTTGCCAGGGAACTCGATGATGCCTGAAGCCGATGATCCTTGACCGAAGAATCGTGCAGCGAACTCCTCTAAGGCTTTCGCCAAACCGAGGTTCTCCTTCATGAAGTCAATGCGTGAAATGCCTCGCATCTCACCAGGCAAACGAAGCTCGGTGATATGAATCATGTCTGACGCTTGAATCACGTCACGACTTTCAAACACATACACAGGACGACGGGTCACAGGGTCACGACGACACTCAACCTTCTGGGGGTTCAAGACTACGAGTGCAGCGATACCTTGATCGTCACGCACGATGCGAGTGAACGAGTTGCCGTTCAACATCAAAGAAACCAACACCTGCTGGAAATGCTCGATGCGAGTCACACCAGACTCAGGTGTGTCCAACCACATTGGGCGAGGACGGAAAGGACGACGAGTGCCATCCAAACGAAGGAACGTGTCAACAGGAAGTGTGGAAATTGAATCTGAAATCATGCGCACACACGCATAGACGGCTTCAATTTTTAGCGAATCTTTTTCCGTGACAACAGTTCCGCTATTTGTGGTGACACTAAATCCGTCACCTAATGCAAACAATGACTGTGTAGATATTGCTCGGCTTTCGTTGCCATCACCTAACAGTCTCGACAACATTACTTACCTTTCCGACCACGCTCGTAAGCAGCCGTGAACAATAGAACTGACAGGCCGACAAAAATCAGCCCTAATGGAATTGCTATCAAGAATAGTCCATAAGCGATGAGCAGGATTGAGAAAAGTTCTAGCAGGAAAATAAGCATGACTCTAGACTACAAAGAACCCAGGTACAGGTGCGACCTCTTCACGTCGAGTCGCACGATCCACCGCCATAGACAACGCAATCGCAGCGTCAATCTTGCGACGTGACTTACCCTTAGACAACCGAAGTCCAGCATCGGTCTGACGTGGCACAGCAGACAACACCTGATCGGTGAACATCGGATCGCCATCATGAGCCAACTGCTGATTCACAATGCACTCATACAGCGTTCCGATAGCAGGCACCATACGCTGAGCAGACTGCGGGAACTCGACCATCGGCAACCCGTCGTCAGCCAAGGCCTCAGCTGAACGCTGGAAGAACGCTGGGTCATAAGCAAACTCACGCACATTGAAGTCACGATGCAAGCCACGCAGATATTGCTCAACTGCTGCGATGTCTGTCATCGTCCCATCAGGAATCCAAATCTTCGCACGAACCACCAGACGATGACCCTGTGGTTGACACAACACCACCGCAATCGAGTCATGTTTCAAGGCCATGTCAATCCCAACAAACATCGGCAAGTCGGGGTCAACCTGTAGTTCTGATTGACATTGTTCCCAACCACCCGCAGGAAGCCAAGTTGAATCCTGATCCTGACGTACCCATTGATTTAGGCGATAACGCCTGAAGGGAATCTCGGCAGTCTGGTTCATACTGACCTCCATGTCTTCCGAGTCCAGCAAACCTTCAGCCAAGTTCGGGTTCGCTTGCTCCCACGCTTGACGGTCATGAACAGCACAACCATCCGGTGCTTCCCACCACCAAAACCCAAACCGCTCGTCAACCTTCTGACCAGAAATAACTTGCTTGCCGTAGTTGTACAAGAAACCACAAATCGTGTCCAAGTCAAAACCAGCCGTAGTGATCGCCATAATCTGTGGGTCTTTTCTCGCACCCGAACCCAACGTAAGCGCATCGAACAATTCCGAGTCACGCTGTACGTGCAGCTCATCGAAGCACACGGCTGATGGGTTTAGACCTTGTTGAAGTTTGGCATCACTAGATAGCACTCGATAGATCGCACCGGTAGACGGAACCTCAATCACGTCCCTATACACCTTGCATACACCCGACAACGCTGGCGACTGCGTGACCTGCCACTTCGCCTCATTGAACACAACTCTTGCTTGCTGTCGGTCACCTGCTGCCGAATACACCTCAGCACCAGGCTCACCCTCAATCAAGTTGTACAAACAAACAAGCGAACCCAGAAGGCTCTTGCCATTCTTGCGAGGTAATCCAATCAGCGAACGTCGGTAACGAAGGAGACCATCAGGACGACGCTCAAAAAGATTATCCAATAAATCAGACTGCCAACCAGTAAGCACCAATGGCTCACCCGCACGAACACCCTTCGAGACATGAAGAAAAGTTCTCGCAAAATCTGAGACCAACGCACCATCAGACTTCGGATACAACCTCGGTGTCGACCACGTTGGCTTTGCGCTGCCTGAACTGGTCAAGTTCATTGGCAACCCGAATCTCTGCCAACCCCAACCTGGCTCTGTCGCTTGGTGTGAAACCCATCAAAGACATCCACGCTGTGTTCTGAGCATCCATCTGATCTATCTGCTTCACCGCAGGATGAGTGACAATCTGACCATTCGGACTCGTGTACCAACGACGCTCGACATCCGACCCCAACCAATTCTCCAACTCTGCGATCTTGTCGAAGTTTGAACACAACCTTGACATCAGCGGAGTGTCGTGCAACTCGCTCAGATGCCTCCGACCAGCCGTCCACAAAATCCCCCAATACGCAACCCCAACCTGACCCAAACTTGCTGGCGGTTCTGGGATCACCGACAAATCCACCAAAGCCAAAGCCGACTCCGGCATCGGTTGAGCTGCCAAACCATTCCGAACCCGTGCGCCTCTCGCACGTTTCCGTTCCAACGGTTCGGCCTTGTTCCCTCGACCCACACCCGTTGACACTTTTGGCATGACCTAAGTGTAGGCGGTAGGGGACTACAGACCACACGATTTTGGTGT